ACGAGGTGGCCCAGATCGTCACTCGTAATCTGAACCGCGTCATCGACCGGAACTACTACCCAACCGAGGCGGCCCGAAAGAGCAACATGCGTCATAGGCCCATCGCCATCGGTGTACAGGGTCTGGCCGATGTGTTCATGATGCTCGGTCTGGCTTTTGACGGTCCTGAGGCTCGGGAACTCAACATGCGAATCTTTGAAACTATTTACCACGGGGCACTCATCGAGTCTCACCAGTTGGCCCGTGAGGAAGGACCTTACGAAACATTCGCAGGGTCTCCCACATCCACGGGTGTGCTACAATTTGACATGTGGGGTGTGACGCCCAAGCACTACAACGACTGGGGGGTTCTTGATGACGCGATCCGTGCAGAGGGCCTCCGGAACTCCCTGCTGGTCGCACCGATGCCGACCGCCTCGACCGCCCAGATCATGGGCAACAACGAGGCTTTCGAGCCTTACACGACCAACATCTACTTGCGTCGAACACTGGCTGGCGAGTTTGTGATGCTCAACAAGCACCTGGTCAAGGATCTTCAAAAGCTTGGAATTTGGAACCCCCAAATCAAGAATGAAATTGTGCGTCAAGGCGGGTCGGTCCAGCAGCTCGAGGGAGTTCCGGAGAATCTCAAGGCGATTTACCGGACCGTATGGGAGATTCCGCAGAAAAGCATCATCGACATGGCGGCTGATCGGGGTGCCTACATCGACCAGTCACAGTCCCTGAACATCTTCATGGAGAACCCGAGCCTGGCCAAGCTGTCGAGCATGCACCTGTACGGCTGGAAGAAGGGGCTCAAAACGGGGAGCTACTACATTAGAACACGCGCCAAGGCTCGCGCACAACAGGTTACTGTTCCGGTCGCGCCCCGGCCCACTGAGGAGCAGGTTGCAGCTTGTTCTCTTGCCAACCCTGAGAGTTGTGAGATGTGCTCTGGATAGACAAAAAATGCTATTATAGAATATGGATGGAGTGGGTACAATTTATAGACACGTGTATACAGATGATGGTAGAAGTTACGTAGGTCAAACTATAGGTATTTATGAAAGAACCAAGGCCCATAAAAAATCAAAAGATAAAACGCATTTTCATAGAGCAATTAGAAAATATGGATGGGATAAATTTAGGACAGAAATACTACATGAGAATATAGACTCAATATACCTTGATGATTGGGAAATGTACTACATTGCAAAATACGACACTTTCGGTAAAAACGGGTTTAATATGACTATCGGCGGAAACGGGATACGTGGTTATAACCACACTGATGAACATAAAAAGAAACTATCGGAAAATATGTCGGGTGAAAACAATCCATTTTTTGGTAAAAAACACTCTGAAACAGTTTTACTATCATTGAAACAAAGATTGGGAGATAAGAATCCTAATTTTGGAATAAAGTTCAATGAGGAACACAAACGAAAAATAGGGCGGTCTCACTTTAAATCAGTACAACAGTGGTCATATAACGGAAGTACCCTATTGAATGTATACGAATCTATCGATTACGCCGCGGTTGCTATTGGAAGATCAGCGTCTGGTATTTCACAATGTTTAAAAGGTGTTCAAAAAACCTCTGGAGGTTTCGTCTGGAAACTTGCGATCTGAAAAATTTCAATGTTAAATTCAAGACTATGAAAAATTGCTGCAGGTCCGGGCCCAAGAACAAGAAGGTGTTCAATTTGCCTCGTAAATTCTCAAAGCTCCTATGTATCCTAGGACCGATAAAGGGGTTCACCATGCGTTCGAGTTGCGCCCCTTATAAAAACTGCAAGAAGTAACCATGGACCCAGTGTGGATGTTCTTGCCCGACCACTTGGTCCTTAGGATCCTTGAATTTTCAAATGAAATTGAACAAAGGGTCGCCTTCAAGATTCTTCCAAGGAAATTGGTCCTGGACAAGAATCTTGAATTTCGATCCGAAATTGTCTATGACCACATGACCCGGACCATGTGGGACTTTACTGGGTTGACCGATCCTGAAGTTCCATATTGGATCACCCGCCGGGGTATCAAGTTTTCACATTACAGGTCTGTTGGTGACTTGTATATTTTCAATATAGGATGGGAAGATTACCAGATGACTATGTTTTCAGGAGCTGAAATAGTAGGGCCTACCATATGTAGGAATCACCTGGTAACAAATAAAAGAGTAAAGTTTAGGTGACTTATGTTGGATTCAAAAATCTGGAGGAATTTACCTACAGAATTGATCAGGTGGATCGTCGAGCAATCGAGTCCGTCCATCGACACTCAATTAGCTTTCAAAATTAGTCCAAAGAAGATTCCGGAGGATAGGTCCTGGCGGCTATGGTACATGCTTAAGTCTCATGACGGGCTTGTATATAACCTAGAGACCAAGACTCTACACAACTTTCGGATGTCGGGATTCCATACGACCCGAAGGCCAGTATCCCTCGTCATCGACGATGACCTCTGGATTTTCAACCAAGAAGAGGCTATCCATAGTCTCGAGGTTTACAGTCCCGGGGGTGGGATCCTCGTCACGCCCCAGTCTGACCAGTGGATCACGGAGCTCTGCGTTCTTCTCAGAGGTTCTTCCGCGACTTGTTTTTAGGAAACGGGACGAACCCTTTAATAGTTTCAACCTTGAACCGGCCCTTTTGTTTTGGCTGACTCATAAAGTAAATACCTGCCGGGGTGTTGCGCCACATACTCACTTTGGGAGGGGACGAGTTCTTCACCACGAACCGCCCTCGTTTTGCACGCCCTTTGGTGCGTATATTGCGCTGAATCTGGGAACGCGCCTTCACCGCTTGACGCAGTTTGTTCCAGCGCTTCCGAGCATTTTCACGCGCCTCATTCACAGGGGAAAGACCTGATGCGCGACGGGTGGAGCTCGGGCGGTACTGACGCGGCGTTTGGCCTTTTATGGTATGACCCATTAATCACTTAAAAAATGCAGACATTTTATTTAGAGAATGGTATTGTGGTCCGATATTACGGACAAGAATGTGATCGACACTACGCCATGGGGCAAAGAAGGCCGGGTCAAGATAGGATACGAGGGCGGCCCGCTCCGGTTCCAGATTCCACGCGGAAAATGCAAGTGGGGAGTCTCGGCATATAAGAGTTTCCAGATGAGTATGAATCATCCCGATTTTGTCGCGTGGTGGAAGGAACTCGAGACGTTCCTCTGCCCCCAAGAGCCTTTCAATTCCAACCTGAAATTGAATGAGCTCCGTCTCAAGATTGATGACGCGACTTATATTTTCGATGAAAATTCGAAGCAGGTCAACCCGGAGGTTCGGGAAGGACTGTTTCGGGGTCAAGAGTTGAGCGTACTGGTTGATGTGAATTCTACATACTTTTTCAACGGGACGTGGGGGCTGACGTGCCGCGCCGCGCAGATCCGCTATTACGGCGAGCCCGCCGAGGAGACCCGGCCCTCTGAGACGAGCGCGCCGGTGCTGGCGCCGGGCGTCTGTGCTTTTTTACCGATCGACGGGTGTTGAGTATAGAACGGACCATCCTCGCCGAGGTGGTCATCTTGAGGCCTACGAGGAGCCCGTTTTTCATTTCTTACCTTTAGGACCGAAAATTCTACGCAGATTCTTGAGCAGGCCGGTCACCTGCTCACGACTCAGCTTCTCCGAAGAACGCGACTTCGTCTTCGTCTTCGTCTTCGTCTTCGTCTTCCGGACCTTCTTTTTCACCATTCTTCGTACTATTTACTTACCATAAATTTCACGGGCCTTGGTGAGCAGCTTACCCTGGACCAGTGCGAATCCCTTGATGCCCAGCTCCTTCTTGGCCTTGGCGACGGCCACGATCCACGGGTTCTTCTTCTCGCTCTTGGCCTTGGTCTTGCTGACAATCTCACCGTCCTTCATTTTCAGGTCCTTCTTCTTGAGGCCGCCTGCGGTCTGGTCAGCATTACCGTGGAAAACCTGGGCGCGAGAACCGATAGTCATTTTATTATGAGGCGGGATTTTATTCCTAGGCGCGGCACCGACGTTTCATCTTAGGTGTGGAGTTGCACCCGCTGCACCCCCAGTTGCCTTTTTTATCACGAGTCCATCGGGCGCATTTTGAATTACCAGCTTTATTCATTATAGAGCGATACAAGGCGTTGTACATTTTAGCTTTTTGCGAGCGCGCCGCCTTGGTGGCGGAGTTGTGAGGATTTTTAGACGCCTTGCGCATCTTGAGTTGGGCCGCCATGACCTTCTTTATATAAGCACGGCGCTTCACGACGGCCCGGTCAAATGAGCGCAAATAATACACCTGTGTTTGCGCGAGTTGCTTGAGGGTCATCTTACTTCTTTCTAGAGTTATTAATAGTGGGACGTTTGAGACTATTACGCAAAGCGGCAAGGAATATTTCACGATAAAGACCATTTGCACGCGTCATTGTGGCGCGTCTGCGGGCCGCGGCGTTGTTCCGCTGCTTCATAAGGCGGGCGTTCCGCTTGGATGCTGGGCTGAGGCTCTTCGCCATACTATCACACTGCAAATATCTTACGGAGGGTCTGGATATTGATCTTGGTCTTGGTCACGTTGGGCACCTGCGTCTCGAGCCGCGGGTCGTTGAGCACCTCGGCGCACACCTTGGCCTTGCCCTCCTGGAGCCGCATGATGGACTGCTCGACTGACGGCAGGCCACCCGTGGGCAAGCCGTCGGAGCCAAGAGGCCCCTTGGCCTCCTCACCACAGTAGATCAGCCTCCGGACGACCACCTTCTGCGTCTGCCCCGTGCGATGCGCGCGGCCGATCGCCTGCAACTCCGTCGCTGGGTTCCACGCTGGGCAGGTGATGTAGACGCGCGTCGCCTCCTGGAGGTTGAGGCCGACGCCGCCCGCCTTGATCTGGATGATGAAGACGGCGTTCTTGGGGCCAGCCTTCCACCCTGCGATGCGTGCATCACGCGCCTCCTTGAGAACGGAGCCGTCGATGCGGAAGGTTGGAATCTCAAGATCGTGGAGCCGCTCCTGGATCTCATCCATTTCCCCCATGAATTGCGTGAAGATCAGAGACTTCTCGTTGGGGTGCGTCGCGATCAGCTCCATGAGCGTCTCCATCTTTTTGGAACGTCCAAGCCACGGCTCGGGGTCCGCCTCCTCCTTGATGGCGATGCCGTCCAGATAGAGCTGCGGCCAGGACATCACTTGGCGTGTGCGCAGGAGGCACTCGAGCAGCTCCATCTGGTGCAGGTTCTGCGTCCCCGTCTTGAAGATGTGCTTGACGATCGCTTGACCACGCGAGAAGACGAGTTCGTACAGGTCGCGCTCCTCGGGGTGCATCTCCAACTCGAGATTCTGGAAGTCGCACGGGGGAAGCTCGAGGCGCTTGTTGTGCCGAGCCACGTCATCCTTTGTCCGACGCAGCACGTAATTCTTGCGGATATCGTCCGTGTAACCCTGGACGTGCCCACGCGGAATCCCCACGAATCCACAGAGCGCCACGAAATCTTTGATGGAATTGAAGACGGG